GCCTTCGCTCTAAAACTAATGGTAAGCTTCTTCAGCATACCCGCAGAGTTCTTGGCATCTGTGAAATCAAATTTGCACAAAGCCAGTGAACTCGGAGAACTCCTAGGGCAGTTCTCTGAGTTTAGCAAGCGTGGGATTCGTAATCCCAAGCCAACTAAGCCCAAGTCCCCCGACATGATCATCGAGGAGGCCGTGACGTTCGCCGTTTCATCTTGGCGAGCCATCTTCACGGCTCTAACATATCGTGCCCCAAGGGGGGGCGACCATTCCATGTGGGAAAGTCCAGCTCAGGACTTTTGCCTAAAGTACGCGAAGAGGTACTTACGTGGAACGGCGGTGGATCTTCTGAAGTTCCATACTGCTTTCGTGTTCGCAAAACAACAAAAGCAGGGAAAGGAACTGCCAGTAATCCCACCTGGTGGACTCGAGGGCGATAAGCCCGGAATACTAGGGTCAGGATGGGTCTACAGATTCTGTAGACTGCTCATGATCAGCCGACGTCCTAAGTTCATGGACGTTGCCTGGGACCTTTTTAATTCCAAGCATGGCATGCCTCGCATGCCTGACGAGTTCATCGCGCTTCAGTTCGAGAAGCACAAGAAGGCAATGCTAAAGCCTAGGAAAAGTGGTGAGACCCTTGAGGTCCCTGCCACAATCCCCGTCTTCAAGTCAAAGCCTGGTTGTTGCCTTCTAACGAAAGAAGTGCGCCCCACATATTCTGGTGACGAGATTCGTGACGCCGTCCGTAAACTAGCTTGCAAGATCACAACAGCTGTTTATGGTAGGACGGTCATCCGTCATAGGAACATGTTTGGAAGCAGCTCTGCTGCTTTTGCGACCAAGAAGAGCGATGGTGGACAATTTGTCACTCTGATTGACAGGTTCATGGAAGAAGAAAGGCTCTCATATGAGGGTCTTTTCAATTCCGTGACTGATGCTTCGGAGCGTGACGTTTATATCCGTCGTTGCCAGTCGCAAGGAAGGTGGTCCCAGCAAAGTCCTGTTAAGGCACAGACCAAGGGGAACCGTGTGTGGTATTCAGCTTTAAAGCTCGGAGACGAGCAAGCTGATGAAGCAGACGGACCGGATAAGGGCGTTCAATCTGGTAGGGCGGAAGCCAATACAGAGGGTACGGCCGATTCGGGTGTCCCGGAGCAGTGTGATTCCTGTGATACCGAGGTCCAGGCGAGAGCCAAAGACTTAGCGGTTGAGGATGCCACATTCTCAGGTTTTGTATATCTATTCCAATCTGCCGAGGAAGGTCTCCTACCGGAGTTACCCCCAACGGATACGATTGATAGAATAACAGCCCGGTTTGAGCATTACGTGGACGACGTCATCAAAAGCCGTCTTGACAGACATTTGGATGCAAGGCCCTCACCAATTTGTGAGGCCCTGAAAATCCGAATGGTTACCATGGGCGAAGAAGCAGAGTATTATCGTCTTCTCGAGGTTCAAAAACACCTCTGGGGGAAGCTCAAGGACATACCCGCGTTCAAGTACATTGGTCAACCAATTGATGACGACAGCTGGGATAAGCATTTTGCTTACCGGTTGAAGGAAGGGGAGAAGTGGGTTAGCGGTGACTACTCAGCCGCTACCGATAATTTGGACGGGAGTATTACAGAGGCTATTTGGAACACCTTCTGTAATATAGTTAGACTATCCGATGAGTATGGAAAACCATCGGATCTGCTTAATGAAACCTTTTACCATGTTCTTGGTCTAAAGGCTCTCACTGGGCATTGCCTACACTATCCCGACGAATCTATCGCCTATCAGCAGAACGGCCAGCTGATGGGCTCACCTCTCTCATTCCCGATTCTGTGCATAGCGAATGCGGCAGCTACCCTCGTAGGGCTGGGGAAGGATGTTGATTACCTCTTTGATGGGCCCATCGCTATCAATGGTGACGATATCGGTTTTCCGGCTGACGAGAGTCAGTATCAGAATTGGAAGAGGGTTGTGACTGCTTGTGGACTAGAGCCAAGCATCGGAAAGAATTACTTCTCGGCGGAGTTCTTGATAATCAACTCTGAGCTGAGAGTGTACAATCCGGAGGGCGATTGGACTTACAAGGGTTCTCTGAATTTGCCTCTGTTATGGGGGCAGGTTGAGAAAGGACCTGATGCCGGTACGAACGTTTCTGGATCCCTAGCTCCCGGTGAGCTGGGTCCGAGGTGTCATGATTTGATCGCAGGTATGGGACCCATGCGCGACAAATTAATTCATGACTTCGTCACAAACCACAAAAAGAGCCTCTCCTATGCTCAATCTTATGTTGGGACCAAGGTCTCATTCTACCTACCCCAAGATCTGGGTGGGCTCGGCTTGCCAAAGCCTACAGCTGTGAAGCTGGAAGAGTGGGATCTCAAGTGGGCAGCTACGGTCAGCTGTCTGACTCCTGAGAAGCAGATTGAGTTAATAGGGTTGCCAGCGAAAAGACTTACTGGTGAACCATGGAGAGACATCCTCTCGAAAGTTGATAAAGAATTGGACACCTTTGTCCCGAAGAAGATCTTCCAAATCGCAGAACCAGGGTCTAAGCCTTACGGCCAAAACCCTTTGACTCTCGAAAATGAGGAGATATGCTCGGAGATGAAGCTTGGGCTGACCTTATCAACTATTGAGAAGGATGGTTGGCATGAGGCCTTTCCGCCCTGGTTCAGATGGCGCGATATCTGTGAGCAGATCGCGATATCTGAAGAGGACCACTGTGGAACAATGTCCGTCCCGAAAGGGAGGGAGTGTTTGACACGTGTGGGAGCGAGGAAAAGGCCACTCATTGACATGAAAGGGTGGGCTAAGAAAGTCCATACCCTTTCCAGGATCGTTTCTAAGAGTACATTGACCCCCATGTGCGAGTCAAATGCTCTGAGTTACAAGAAACGGTTCTGCCTGAAGAGATCGATAAAGGTCGACTCTACTCCAGCAGGACGTCAACGAGAGTACTAGAGAACCATAACCCCGGTCCCACCGCAAGGTGGATGTAACCGCTCCTCTGGCGAGGAGACTATAATAGGGTCAGTGGCCACTCAGTACTGGGTTGGGTAGACGTACCTCAACCTGATACGAAACAGCTTATCGGTCTGCAGCATGGAGAATGCTACGGCCCCTGTTCCGTTCTACTGGTGAACATATCTTCATCGTTGTTGGGCTTCTTGGTAACGCATGCCGCGTCATCCGTACCTTGGGACACATCGATAAGAGTGGTTTTCATCATAAAGATTTCTTGATGAGCATTTCCCTATCTTGCGAGGGGGAATCCGAGTCCTGGATCTTTATGGTAAGGCAATCTTTCGCTCAACCCCTCCCGTGGGACGGAGGGTGTTAACGATCAGATATTCACTGCGTCATTTTCTAGAGAATGACCGATAATGGGGTGTCGCTCGCAAAAGCTTGCGTCTAACCTTATTATTCAGCACAACGGGCTGCAGACCGATCACG